CAGAAACATATGTTGCTTATTGTTTTGCCTCAAAAGACGCTTATAGTTCTATAGGTTCGTACACCGGAAACGGAGCTGCGGATGGCCCAATGATTTTAACGGGTTTTCGTCCAGCTTGGCTGTTAGTAAAAAGAACTGATGCTACGAACAACTGGGTTATCTACGATGTGAAAAGAAACACATTTAATGCTATTGACAAAACAATTTATACAGATACCGCTGCCGCAGAAGGAACTTATTCTGGGGGAGACATTCTTTCAAACGGATTCAAAGTTAGGTACACCGGAGGAATGTTGAACACCGATGGTGGAACTTATTTATACATGGCTTTTGCAGAGTCACCGTTTAAAACAGCTAACGCCCGATAACACAGGAGAATATCATGTTTGCAAAGATTAAAGACGGGGCGATTGAAGCTACAGGTACGCTCAAGCAGTTGTTCCCAAATACTTCCTTTCCAGCGGGAGTAGCTGATAACGATTTTAAGACTGAGAATGGCCTACAAGATATCGTTAACGCAGAACAAAAAGACCGTAAATATTATTACGTCACACAAGGCGACATAGCTCTTGTAGACGGCGTAGCGACTCAACAGTTTACTAACACTGCAATGCGGCTTGAAGATGAAGATGCTAAAGACGCTGATGGTAACCAGTTGTATGTGCAAGTTTTTGATGCAAGCGCGAATGGTGGCGAAGGCGGGATGGTTAACACTAGCGAGAAGCGTATTAATCGTGGACTCAAGTACACTATGAACGCTCAAGTCAAGTCTCAAGCCAACAGCGCACTAGCTAGTACTGATTGGATGGTTATCAGAAAGGCAGAACGAGATGTAGCGATACCTGATGCAACTGTTACTTATAGAGCGGCAGTAATAACAGAATGTGCAAGATTAGAAACTGCGATAGCTGGTGCAGCAAACGTAGATGCTCTGCAAGCAGTAATGCAAGCACAGAATTGGCCTGATGCTGTCTAACAGGTACATAACATGACCTTGAAAAAATTAAATTTACGACCCGGAGTTAATAGAGAAAAAACTAGTTATAGTAACGAGGACTCTTGGTTTGAATGCGACAAAGTGCGGTTTAGACAAGGTTTTGCGGAACGTATTGGTGGCTGGACACGTATATCAAACAACACGTTCTTAGGACTGTGTAGGTCACTATTTAACTGGGTAACTCTTACAGGAGCAAACTTTTTAGGAGTAGGTACACACCTAAAGTTTTACGTAAGTCAAGGTGGAGCCTACTATGATGTAACTCCTCTTAGAGCTACTACCGCTGCGGGGGATGTAACTTTTGCAGCTACTAATGGATCATCTACGCTTACCGTAACGGATACCGCTCATGGTGCTTTAGTAAATGATTTTGTTACTTTTTCTGGAGCAGCTACTTTAGGTGGCTTAGTGACCGCTACAGTTCTTAACCAAGAATACCAAATAGCTAGTGTTGTTGATGCTAATAGTTACACGCTTACTGCAAAAGATGCGGATGGAAACACTGTTACCGCAAATGCTAGTGATAGTGGGAATGGAGGTAGCTCTGTTGTAGGTAAGTATCAAATTAGCGTTGGGTACGACATAGCAGTACCTATTTCAGGGTGGAGTGGTGGTACTTGGGGAGGCGGTACTTGGGGCACAGGTAGTACATCTGAGTCTTCTTTACGGTTATGGACTCAAGCTAGTTTCGGAGAAGACCTTGTAATTGTACCTCGTGGAGGGAGCATATATTACTGGGATTCGTCAAACGGTACAGGTAATAGAGCCGTTGCGGTATCTAGTTTAGCTAATGCGTCCGATGTACCTACAGTAATAAATACCGTGCTTGTCTCAGATGTTAGTCGGTTTGTGTTTTGTTTAGGAGCAAACACTATAAGTACTGCTATTCAAGACCCTTTACTTATTCGATGGTCAGACCAAGAAAGTGTGGTTAATTGGACTCCCGCAGCAACTAATCAAGCGGGTAGTTTAAGACTTTCGCAGGGTAGTTCTATTATAACAGCTAGACAGTCTCGACAAGAAATATTGGTTTGGACAGACTCTTCTTTATATGCCCTTCAATATGTAGGTGCTCCTATTGTTTGGAGTTCTCAGCTTGTTGGGCAGCACACCTCTATAGCTTCTCAAAACGCGGTAGGTTATGCGAATGGTGTTTCTTACTGGATGGGTATGGATAAGTTTTACAGCTATGACGGTAGTATTCGTCAACTTCGCTGCGACCTTAGAAGACATGTATTTAATGACATAAACACTAGGCAAATGGATCAAGTGTTCGCAGGTACAGTAGAGGCTTTTCATGAAGTATGGTGGTTCTATTGCTCTAAAGATAGCACTACTATTGATAAGTACATAGTCTATAACTACGAACAAGATATATGGTACTACGGCACCTTGACTAGAACAGCATGGCTAGATTCGGGACTACAAGACTTTCCTTTAGCTGCTACTTATAATAACAATGTAGTAGAGCATGAAAATGGAATAGATGATAACGAAACGACTACTCCTACTGCTATATCCGCTAACATATCTTCTGCTCAATTTGACATAGACGATGGTGATAAGTTTAGTTTTGTAAACCGTGTTGTACCAGATATTACTTTTGACGGGTCTACGGCAGATAACCCTGCGGCTACTTTAAGTCTAATACCTTTTAATAGTTCGGGGTCGGGTATTAGTGACCCTACGTCTCAAGGTGGTAGTAACAGTGGAGGGATTACCCGATCAGCGGTAGCTCCTGTAGAAAAGTACACAGATCGTTTAGACATAAGAATAAGAGCTAGGCAAATGTCTTTGAAGATAGAGTCTTCAGGTGCAGGGGTTATTTGGCAGTTAGGTTCTCCTAGAATTGACATCCGTGCGGATGGGAGGCGGTAATGACAACAGATAATACGAATTATAATGTAACCTTTAGAGCACCCGCTCTACCGCTCCCCCCTACAGAATATAACCAAGCATACTTTAATAGTATGAATAATGTACTTAGGCTGTATTTTAACCAAGTAGACCAAGCGTTCCGTAATAATAAAATAATTAATCAAGCCGAAACAACAAGCTGGTTCATGGACTAATGGCTAATACTTACGTCAATGCAAAGGTAGATCTAACAAGTACGGGTGTTACTACACTATACACCTGCGCGGCGTTAACTACGGGTATAGTAAAGTCGATACTTGTCTCCGAAGATTCTGGTAACGCAGATACTATAACCGTGACACTTACTACGGCCGCAAGTGCTGTATTTAGTTTGTTTAAGACTAAAAGTGTAGGGGCTAACGCAACCGTAGAACTACTAACTGAGCCTTTAGTAGTACAGACCGGAGAAATCTTGAAAGTAACCGCAGCAACTGCCAACCGTCTCCATGTCGTAGCAAGCATACTGGAGATTACGTAATGAGTGAGTTCGGTAGGCGTTACGATGGCAAACCTTTTACGGAAGGGGATTACAGAATAATTAGTGGGGGAGGAGGAGACCCTGATAACGATGGAGTTATAACCGAACAAGAGTGGTCTGATTGGATGCTTAGTAAGGGAGCGACTCCGGGGTTTGAAGATGAGTATGCAAAGAGGATTCAAGAAGTAGCCGCAGCTTTGGGGAACAATGAGGGGTCACCTGCGCCTTTCATCAACAGTATGGGTGCTCCTCCAAGAAACTATTTAAATTCAATTTCTAGTACCCCCCTTGAATCCTTTTCGAGTGGTGACCGTTTGCAGTATGTTGGAGATCCGTTACCCGAAGCGGGTGGTACTGTATATTTAGGAGGCTCTGTTGCTGACACTGACCAATTTGACAGAGCTTTTCACGATAACGTCATTGCTAAAGGGGAAGAGTTAGCTAGGCAACGGTATCGAGAAACTACAGAACAATTTGAGCAGACCTTACGTGACCAAGATGTAGGGCTATACAATAGGTATATAAAACAGCTATCAAACGACTATGCGAAAGGTACACCAATAGTAATAAATCCATTAGGTAACACTATAGCGAGTTCAGTTACAGATTCTGATGGTACTGTACGTCCTATTACTCTTGCCGACCGACAAAACGCTGCAAGAAGTGCTTTTCCCGTTACGTCTGCTATGCTCGATAGCCTTTTTGGAGATGCTACAGAACTACCTTTCGCTAAATTTGAAAAAATATATGAAACTTTTAATAACATACCAGAAGAGCAAACACGGTCAGCACTTCTTGCAGCGGAAGAGGAAGCACGAGGGGGGCCAGTATTAACTCCTTCAGAAACAGCTAAACTTTTACGAGATATTAATTACGACATTATGGAAGGGGTAGTAGACGACCTTATAGTGTATGAAGAAGAAGTCAGTTATGAAAGATCACAAAGAAGAGGGTTTTATTGGGAAGATTTTGTTGACCCTGACCAAAAAAATAAAATGACGGGTGGGCGGTATTCTACTGTTACTAGAGATCCCTATAATTTTGGAGAACTTACAGTAGATACTGATGGAGATGGTATACCCGATGCGGAAGCTCCACTTACTAGAAAAAGACAATATGACCTTCAAAAAATGTATGAAACACATACAGACGAAGTTAAAACTGAAGCAAATAGAAGACGACAAGAAGATATTAACGAAAAACTTCCTATAGAAAATGCAAACTTTGAAGGTAAATCAGAGCAAGAAATTTTAGATTACATAGATGATAAACATCGTAATGAAGAAGAACTTGAAGCATTAGCTGCGGAAGCAGGGTATGAGCTTACCGATGCAAATCGTGCTGAACTTATTGGTAATTCTGATGAATACAAGGACTCCAATTTAAAAGAGGTCTTGGACGACTTAGTAATAACTGAAGAAGAACTTGAAGGAATTGCACAGGAACAAGGTTACGAACTATCAAATGCGGATAGAAGAAAGTATATAGGTCAAACCGATTTAGACTCATTTGGAAGAGAAACAACTGTACTCGATGCATATGCAAAGGGAAAAGGGCAATATTTTGTTGCTAGTGAGTTAGACAGCAAAGCTACAACACTAGATGAACTTAGAAGAATAGCTAGTCAAGAAGGTATTGATTTTGACGATATTCCTGATGAAGAACGCGCTGCATTAGAAAAAAGGTTAGTAGGTAACGTATCAGAAGAAAGCAACTACGAAACACTTGATAAACTAGGTACGAATAGACAAGACGTAAAAGACGTTTATAAAAAACGTACGGGGATTGATCTTTCTAACGCTGATGCTGACGAACTACTTAAAGGTGTAGAAGCTGGAGTTCATGGTTTAGAAGGGGGTAATGTATCCGACAAAGAGTTTGAGAAATGGGCTAAAGATACCATTGAGCTTGATCTAGGTGTGCAGATTAAAAGAATGGGCACAACAATAAAAGACCGTATATTTGGGCAAAGTGATGGTACATGGATTCCTGAAGGACAGACTACCCCTACCCCTGCGGGAGCGTCTAAAACAGTGGACGAAATACTAGCAAACATCTTAGGTGTAGATAATAAAGGAGAACCTGTTTCCCCGAAATATCCGGGGATAACTTTAAATACAACAGGTGCACCGGGAGCATGGAATCGTTGGCTTGAGATACTTATTCCTGTACCTGTACCCATACAAGGTACGCCTCTTAAGATTGGGCTTTGGGAAAATGGAAAATACGTAGGACCGGGAAACCCGTTATCGTTAATTTACAATGCAGGTAGCGAAATAGTTTCATCCGTAGTAGATGGAGTTCTTCAAACAGTAGGAAAATTAAAAGGTGATGTGTTTAGTGTGTACGAAGCTGGTACAGATATTGTTCGCGCAGTAATACCCATGAGTGCTTTGTATGATATAAATGCAACAAACGCAAATTTGCCAGAAGACCAAAAAAAGCCGCTATATAACTACGACAAAGCTGGTAATCAGGTTGATGATTTAGGAAACCGGATAGACCAAAACACAGGGTTACCAATAATTGATGAAGACTCGGGTGCCCCCGATCCGGGAACTAATGAACCG